CGGGAGTACCCAACCGTTTTTGAAATTTTGAGTAATCTGCCTGCATACGGAATCAACCCCAATCGCTTTGACAAGCTTTGGAGAAGACACCGTTTTGTGCTGGGCATGCATGTAAGATATTTCGATGGAAAGCCCGTCAGGCCCCGTTCTACTAGGGAACTGGCGTTGGCTAACCTTGAAAATTTTCACTATCTTGCAGAAGAAGATTACGACAGTGAAAGTCCTGTGTGCCCCATTTCGGAGTTACACATGCAGAATGAGCGTACTGTTCTGCACCCACAATCTGGTAATGCCAGCCAAAGCATTATGAGTATGGGGGACGCCGAGTACCAAAACGTCAAATTTAGTGATCAAACTACTGATCATGCCGTTGACGTTGGCGGCACAATTGACGCCACGAGGAAATTCCAAGATTCTGATGATGCAACTCTTCAGAACTTTTTCTCGCGGCCGATTAAGATCGCCACTGTGGATTGGACTACCACCACCACAGCTTACGGAAGATTTAATCCATGGGCTCTCTATTTTAACAATCCGAGAGTGAAGAATCGCATAGCCAATTATAATTTGTTGCGTTGCAAACTTCGACTGAAGTTCCTTATCAACGGGAACTCTTTCCTATATGGACGGGCTATGGCTTCGTATCATCCGCTGTACGATTTCGATCAAGTGACAAACATTTCATCGACTGAACCAGCAAATATTACGTCGCTATCCCAAATGCCCAAAATCTTTCTGAACCCGACAACTTCTACGGGAGGAGAAATGACTTTGCCATTCTTTTGGCATTTGAATTATTTGAATATCCCTAACGAAGATTGGGAAACGATGGGACAGGTTATTATTCGTATTATCAATGAATTGAAACATGCGAACAATGCCATTGACCAGACTACCATTAGTGTGTTTGCTTGGGCAGAAGATGTACATCTCTCTGTTCTTACGTCAGTGGATCCTGCCACATTGAGTCCTCAGTCTGGAGAAATCGATGAGGCTAATAGAGAAGGAGTAGTGTCTGGACCCGCCACCCGCATAGCTAATGTTGCTAATGCATTGTCCACCATACCCAGCATTGCTCCTTATGCTATAGCCACATCCAAGATGGCCTCCATGACTGCTAGCATGGCAAAAATGCTTGGTTATTCGCGCCCACCGGTCACTGCCGACCCCACGCCGTACAAACCATCTTTTGTGTCTAGTTTAGCAACCACAACCGTTCCAGACGGGGCAGCCAAGCTCACAGTCGATGATAAGCAAGAACTGACAATTGATCCCACTATCTCTGGTATTAATTCGGCAGATCCGCTTGACATTTTGTCTATAGCCCAACGAGAGAGTTTTCTAACCAAGTTCGAATGGCAAACAGGTTTGAATCCAGAGGTTTTATTATGGAACACAAGGATCGACCCGTGTGCCTGGGCTGATGCAACTTTGTCCAGTGCCTTGTATTTACCTGCGACAGCCATGGCTGCTTTACCTTTTAAGTATTGGACGGGAACGTTGAACTACCGATTCCAAGTTGTGTGCTCCTCATTTCATCGAGGACGCCTTAAAGTTGTTTACGACCCAAATTTCATTTCTACGAATGAATATAACACTAACTATGTTGAAATTATTGATATATCGGACAAGTCTGATTTCACAATCTCCATAGCGAATGGTCAGGAACTAACTTACTTGGAACATCAA